TCATCTGATTTTTCATAAGCGATTATACTCCAACTATCTACAAGATGTAAAAATTTGGCTTTTGTTAAAAATTTAGCAGATGTATCTCCCTTCCATACACCTAACTCTGCTCCAATACTATTTTCTGGTATTAATCGCAATGTCTCTTTTACTGTTTTATTAACTCCCTTCATCATAATTAAAAAATATATCCAAAATTACTGATATCTTTGTAAAACCATTTTTCTACTATATTTTTAGTGGTATTATCAAACAAGTCTCTGTAATGAGACCTGTTTTTAGATCTATTTAACTGAGGAAGATCTTTGTTAATTTTTAAGTGTTGTCTTACAATGAGAAAATCTGTTTGATAATTTTCTATTTTACCTATAAAATTTATCGGAGAATTTTTGTAAAAAAAATACTCACTCTGAGTAATAAAATCATGCGGAAATTCTTCTATACCGTTGCACAAGTATTCATAAAAATTAGAAAAAGGAAAATAATTAAGAGTGTTTTTTCGATAGAAATATAAAGAAGCACTTCGATCCCATGGATTTCGAGAAAAACCAAACTTGTAATAATTATGCCATAACTCCTCGCCAAACATCTTTACAAAATGCTTTGGCAAAGAATGATCAGCAGAGCCTTTTACTGGATCTCTATTAAAAATAATTTTTTCAATACTTTTTCCACCGCATCTATTAGGGTGTAAAAAAATTATTCTGAGGTTGTGATCTATATTTTTACAACGTGGCATCTTCCATTCCTGCTACACGAAGTTTGATTACATTGTTGATCTGAAATCCCTTTGCATCCAATGCCTTCAAAACTCCCAGCCACTTGTTTCTTATTAGAGCAAAGTCGTTGATTATTTTTTCATAGTCAACAACATCTGCTTCACCGTCTACATACTTTTCAACGTCTCGACTTGATAGTGCTCTCTGATAATTTTCCAGATACTGACGAAAAAAAGAACTACGCAATCTACGCAGCTCTATGTTGAGATATTCCAGTATCGCTTCAATTTCCTGCAACTGATTGAAACGATGTTCCACAATACCTGGCATTTCTGCACTAGCACGTTCGATGTTTCCAGCGAGCTTTACTTCTTGTCTGGCTTGACCCAATTCCTGTTCATAGAAATGTATAGCATCAGGAATCTTTTCGATATTTCTGGAAACTTCTGAATACCAGCCCATCAAAACTCCTCTTCGGGATTTTCTTCGTCAAGTTCAAGATAATAAGCAATTGCTTGATCTAATACAGCATCCGTTCCCATGATGTTCTTGAAATCTTCGTCTTCCACACCATAGTCAGCCAGCAAATCTACATACTGTTCTGCAGCTATATCTATTTGCTTTTTTTCTATGTATTCCTTAAACATCATCCAAACATCTGCAATCTGACGTTCCTCCATCAATCGTTTGTCTCCTCCGTTGTGTCTGAATTATTTACCTGGTCAACACTGTTATCTTCTGCTTGCATCTCAGGATCTTCTTCCTGATGTTCGGGTATCGAATAAAATTCTTGCATTATGGTATCAAGGCAACCATCCTCGTTCCTCTGCCATTCTTTGCGATACTTTTTGATTTCTTCACCGTCCTGGCTAATATACAACAATTTGTTGCCGCTTTTGTTAAGCAGTTCCTTCTTCTCAAAAAGATCAACCAAGCCAGAATAAGGGCTCATTCCCTGCTCATAGGGAATCTTGACCTGCACCGCTTCAAAAGGCTTATTGTAGCGAGTTTTCATTACTTTACAGGCTGCTCGTATGCCTTTGACATCTGTAATTTTATTACCGTCTTCGTCTTCTTTCAGCTTGAGCTTTTTCATTGCAACCACAATCGAACTTGCATAGATAAAACCTTGTCCGCCTGAAATTTTATCATCAGGGTCGAACATATCCTGCGACGCATAGGTATGATTGGTAGCTACAAGACCGACATTGTGTGAGCCAAACATGTTTACACAATTTCTTACGAGGGCTGTAAGTGCTTTAGGTTTGCGGCCCATGTCACCTTTCAAATCGCCCTTGCCAAACTGATCTACATCAGTGGGTGTGAGCAGCATGCCTAAGCTGTCAATCACAAAAAGCACTTTTGGACGATCTTCTTCGGATAGATTTTTATAATCATCAATAAACGTATGTATAGTTTTTGCAACGTCATCAATCATGCTCATGTTAAGTTTCAGCAGTTTGTCTTCGCTTGTATCTACGTCAAGTGCCTGCAACCAGGTTTCGTCCAGTGCATTTTCTGAGTCAACAAGTACAACAAAGATACCCTGTGCTTGTGCTTCTTTTATAATATTGCCAGAGCAAAGATAACTTTTCCCACTTCCTGATTCACCTGCAAACACCGAAACTTTTCCAAGCGGAATTCCTTTGTGAAAATCACCTGAGATAAGATAGTTTAATGCAAAGTTTCCTGTGCCTACCCAGTCTGTTGGATCGTTGAATCCCGAACTCATGCCTGAGATTGATTTTGTTAATTGATTTCTGAATTTTGTTGGATCAAACGCCTTTGTTGTCATTGAGATCTCCTTGAATAGCCTTTTAAAAAGGGGAGCGATTCACTCCCCGTGTTGCGGATTTAGCCTTGATTCTGACGAGCACGAATCATTGCAAGAATGTCCTGGGCGTTGCCGCCGCCATCGCTTGTTGATTCTGTGTCTTCAGTTTCGGGGGTTGCTGCAGGCTTAGTGTCTGCCTCTGCTTTTGAAACGTCCTTTTCAAACGATTCTGCAGGTGCACTCTGACTAGTTGCAGTAGCTTTAGCACTTGCCGGAACTGTAGGGTCGCCTGTGCGGGCCTGCATGCCTGCTGGTCGGAAATACTGACTCCAGCGTTCCGGATCATATGCTTCACCGTCTACACTGGCTTCAAACATTTCCTGCATGACTTTAACTTCTACTTCTCCCGGCTTCTTGGGCAAAAAGTCCGAAAGATTGAACAATCCGTGTGTGTTGATTGCGTTCATTTCTTCATCAGACAGAGGACGCTCGCGTCGTGCCCAATTAGAAGTAGAATAGTCTGCATAGCCTCCCTTGGAAGTTTTGTTTAGACGAAAATCCAAGCCTGCAGTATAGTCAGTTGGTAGTTCTTCCATGTCGGGATCAAGAAGGGAACTCTTGATAATCTGAAAGATCTGTGGTCCAATGATAAACCGTCGAATAGGATTTTCAGGCTGTGATTCCTCACCTAGTGGATCCTGGCGTACAAAACCCTGGAAAATATAAGAACGCTTCTTCCAGTACTTGCGACCCATGTCCTCAAGTGCAGGGTCTTTAAACCAGCCTCGCACTTCTTGTAGAATAGGGCAACCTTCGCCGTACATTTCCATACACGGGACTTGTACCTGCACTGGCCTCGAATCAGTTTCGCCTTTAATGCCTGCGAAAGGCAGCTTGATCATAAGACGCTCTGCCCAAAAGAAGTCATTTGACTCGTTCCCGTCAGGAAGGAAACGCAGAGTTGCAGACTCTTCTTCCTTCATGTTCCAAAACGGATAAATTGCGTTGTCGCCAGGACCTGACGAATTGTTACTCGAGCGATTTTCTTGCTCTTTTAGACGTGCACGGATTTCTTGAAGTGATGCCATAGTTTTTGCCTCCTAATTTTTTGCCTATGTGCTTTAGTGCCTATTTATTGCACATTTTTTATTATACATGATGTGCAAAACATGTCAAGTGATTTTTTAATAAAATCAAACACCTGCAAGGTGTTTTAGCCTTTCAAATTCTTCGTCTTGTGTATTTACAATTTGTACGCCTTGCTTGCGTAATTCTGATTCGAAGTCTTGTGCTCTTTCTTCGTCGTCAAACTGAAACACAGTGCTTCCATCATTTTCGTAATCGCCGCGGAATAGATCTTTTCCAATTTCGTTTGCTATTAGTGCGTCTCTTGGTGCAACTTCTATACTGGTGCTTTCGGCGCCTGTTTCTTGTACAGTTTCTTCTTCGTCTTCGTCTTTGTTTTTTTCGCAATCACATGCTTCCAGATACTGCTGATAGGTTTCGTTTATTTTGTCGATAAACTGTTTGGCAGCTTCAATATACTGTTCGCCATAGTCTTTTTCCACACTCGTAAGTACAGCAGTCTCGCCTTTTGGCCAGGCGCCGTTTTCTTTATCATAGTGAGAAAGAATAAATTCTGTTATTGGTAATTGTTCGGTTTCTTGATCATCTGAATCTTCTTTCTTTCTACAAGATCCCTTTTCGCCTCGCTTTTTTCCAGGAACTTTTTCATACCCGTCCCAGCATTTGTCATAAATTTTGCTATTACCGTGTGCTTCGTCGACTTCGTTTTCGAATTCGTCAGGGTCGAGTTCTTTGGAAACTGTGCCTTCGCCTATCAATCTATAGATATAAGGAAACACGTCTTTCAAGTCTTCGTTAAATTGACGTATAGTAAGCTCGTCGATCCAGTTTGTTTTTACGTTTTCTGGTACTTCTTCTAGTACAATGTTTTCATATGTTTCTAGAATGTTTGCGTATCTATTTGATTTCTGTATGTTTTCCAGTTCTTTTTTTACGTCTTTGGCTCTGCCTTCGATGATATCCATGTACTGCGAAAGACCTTCTGCCATTACTTTAGATCTTCCTACATAGGTTTTGAACTTCTTCAAGTTGTTTAATTCTTCTGAGAGACCAACCACATGCTTGCCAAAATCATCGTAAGGATTGCCACCTTCTGACACATGACGTGCCATTGCTCTTGCACCGGCAAGGTGTCTGTAAGGATATTTGAATCTCTCGCCCTCTGGAGACTCTATGTATATCTTGTCAATGCTGCGTGTTCTGGCTCCTGCTTGTTCTGTATTAACAGGCTTTTTATGCCTGATATTTAAGCGTGCATTTCCAATTTTTTGATAGCTTGTGTTGTTTGTGCCGTACATTGTTGATTCGCTCATTTTGACATTTCCGCCCTTTTGCTGGGCAAGGAATTTATAATCTCTTCTGTCTAGGTTAGATTTTGTTATGTCTCTCACATCAAAATCTAGTAATCTTTTCTTGGCAAAATTTCTCAGTTCTCTAAGAAAATCGTACCAATTCTGTCTA